CCGATAATGAAATGACAGGCGAATCCAATCCCTGTCCTCCTGCACTATAGTTTGTTCCTGTAGCTTCATCTGAGTTAGCTGTAAGATCAGTATAGTTAGTGGTAGCTTTACTGAAGCTACTTGTAGGAGATGGTTTAATTAACGCTATCTTTAGCGTGTGTGTGTCTAAGTCGTGAACACCCCCAAGTAGCTCTTGCTTGAAGCTGTTGCACATTGCTGTAGTAATAGTACCCATGAGAATATCCCTTTGTTAAATGCACGAAGAGGCCAGCAAAAGCCAGCCTCTAAGTTTAACTTATAATTATGCTACGTTGTATTTGGCAGAAACTAACCCTTGTGGGCGTAGAATCTTGCGACCATATAGGTGCATACCACGTACAATGTCTGCGAACGAGTCAGGATCTCTGTAGTTTTCGACCTTGTTGATCTGCTCTGCAGTAGCTACCGCATCCATTTGACCTGCAAGGATAACACCAAAGTTAGCGTCTTGGTTTGCTGCACCTGAAGTTCCTCCACCTGTTCCTTTTGAAGGAAGTGCGTTGGTAACGTACACTTTAAAACCGTGTAGGTTATTTGCAACTAAGCCATTCATTAGCTCACCATTGCCGCCAAAGTCAGCGTTCAATAGACGTGAATCTTCGTCTTTTAGCATTTCAACAAAGATTGGATCAACAACTAAGTAACGATCACGTGAGTCAATGTTTGCTACATCCATAGTACGAGCCATACGTGCAATAACAGTTAATGGTGTTACTGTCGCTGTTGGCGCAGTTGCTATGCCTGGTAGACGAATAGCCAATGGAATTGAATGGTCACCAGCACTTGATGTAGTAATGCTTGCGAAGTCACCTTTCTTCAACTGGTGAGTCTTTAAAAATTCACCGTTGATCTCACCTGATACTGGGTGCTGTGCAGTACCAGATACAGATGTGGTTACCGCACCTGCTGCTGAGTAACCTGACATGTAAGATAGAACGTCAGCGTCTAGTGAGTCAGCCATTTTGTAAGCTGCTCTGTCTGCAGCTAGGCTTACGAAGTCAACGTGTGAGAACTGCTCTTCGATGTCATCCATTTTAAAAGCAAAGTAATTAGCTTTGTCAACGGTTAACGAGAAGTCTCCGTCTGCTAACTTCTGTACAGTTAAGTTTGTATGACGCTGTAAAGCGTTAACAGTTACGTCTGGTTCTTTTTGGATGCGTACAACGTCACCCTGATTTGCAATCTCTCCAAAGTAAGAGTTGTTTGTGATTGCGTTAGTCACGGCTGCTCTCCTTAGAGCAATCTGTGCCTGTTTGGAGTACATTATCGGGCTGAAATTGCCTGAAAAGCCTCCACTTGCTGATGTAATAGCCATAGTTAAATCTCCTTATAGATATGGCGTGGGTTTAGTACACTACATATCCACCATGAAGAGGCTCTTTGTTTTAGGGTAGTCAGCTATGCTTTGAGAATGCGCTTTCTCTTTGCGCTGGGCCTATACTTAGAGGTAGTTCTTTTGTGTGGCTAGTGCTTGATTAAGCATACACACTTTAATTATTGTGTATATGCCATAGTTGTATCTACGTGAGCAAGAATGTCAACTACTTTCTTGATATATCGTAAATAAATCTTCCATTACGTTGAGCGTCTAGTATTTCTTCTTGTCGCTTTTCGTATTCTTTTAAATTCATTGCTTCTACTTCAGATTCACGAATATGATTAGCCGCCTCATCTGGTTCTGGCGCTGCTGTACTTTTTTGTTTTAACAGAAGATGCTGCTGCTTTTTCTGAAGGTTTAACTTTCTTCTTGTTAGTAATGCCTTTGTCTATTTTATACAGGTCTATTACACGTGATACAGATTTTGCATCATCAACATTTTCATATAAAGCATCTTGTACCCACTTAGGTTGGTCCTCTGCCCATGTATGAAATGTATCATCTTGACGTATTTCTATAAAGTCAGGATGCATTTTAACAAGTTCTACTTCTGCCTTTTCTTTTGTAGCAGTTACACGTAACTCTTCAAACTCTGCCATACGTGCTTCAAGATCTTTTGCTGTAGCTTTAGATTTCTTGTCAGCGATAGCCTCAACGATACCTGCTATATCAGGATACTGTTTAGACCAAGCCTCTAGTTCTTCTTCAGACTTAGGTAGTACAAGTTCATTGTTTGCTGCTTTATCTAGCTGTGCTTGTAATGCTTCTAGTTTTGAAGTAAACTCTTCTTCTTTCTTCTGAGTATGTCTACGCAGATCACCATAACGTTTCTTAAAGTTTTTTTCTTCTGGACCTAGTTCAGTGTCATCTTCTTGTGCTTCTGCTTTTGGTTTTTCTTCTTGTTTGGTATCACTTTCTGTCTGTACTGGTTCAGCTTTAGACTCTTCGCTACTGGGTTGATCTTCAGTACTTTCTTCATATTCTTCGCCTAACGCTTCTTTTTTCATAGCAAGAAACTCTTCTTC